GTCACCTCGACCTGCAGATACCGACGCAGGGCCTTGGTGCTCACGTCGAACCGGGTGATGTTCACCACGGCCGTGTTGCTCACGCCAGCCAGCGTGTAGTCGGTGCCGCTGACGAAACCCGAGATGGTCGCGTAGCTGCCATCCGTGTCGCTGTGCTTCAGCGTCACCACAGCCGGAGCCGAGGTGTGAGCGATCGAGCGGTACGCCACGTCGATGCTGACCGAGTCGTAGCCCAGGCAGTCGATGGCGGCCGAGTGCGATGCACCCGACGCCACGCCAGCCGCGGCCGACAGAGAAACGACGCTCTTCTGATTCTGCGCGTGGTTCACGATTGATTCCTTGTTCTTGGGGTCAGAGGATGAGAGCCACGACCGGCCCGGCGTTGGAAGCGTCGCCCACGTCCGAGGTCACAGCGTCATAGGACACGGTGGCCTGGAAGTAGGTCTGATCGAACTCGATGTAGCGGTCGGTGCTCGCACGCACCGCAACCTGACGCCGCAGAGCGAAGTGGCTGGACCGCTTCATGTCACCGAAGAGGGCCACGCACTGCCCCGCCGAGGCGGTCTTCCGCATGACGTTGTTGAAGAACACCGGCCAGCCGAGGAAGTTGGGCCGGCGAACGCCGTCCACAATCTCGTTTGCCATGGCACCGTTGCCGCCCAGGGCGAGCGATTGCATGGCCAGAGCGTGCATCTGCGGCGTGCAGTACCAGCCGCAGGTCGGGCTCTGCGTGGCGTAGGTCGGAGCCTTGGCCACAGTGGCGAGGAAGTCATCGACCGTCAGGCCGGTGACAGCCGTCTGCGTCGAGTCGCTGACGCCGGCCGTCAGCGTCTCGTTCTCAAACTTCCACTGGATACCGCGGATGCCGCCGTAAAGGCTGGCCCCGGTCCCGATAAAGCCGTCTTCGTCGATCCGCTGCGCGATGGCCAGTGCGAACTCTTCCGCCACGAGCCCGGCCAGGTCAATCGCCGAATCGTCGATCAGCTGGTTGGGCACGCGGGTTCCGACGCGAACTTCCTTGCTGGACAGCATCACGTTGTCGGTCGACATGTCCGTGACGGTCGTCTCGGCATTGGCGGCCGTGTGGTACGCGGTGTTGCCGCTGACACGACGGGGGATGTAGAGCGTGTCGCTCGACATCTGCAGGTTGTTGGCCTGCGCGGGAAACGCACCGAACGACTCAACCAGGCGGATCACGGTCGAGGCGAAGGTGTCCGGGATGAACACGCCGCCCTTCGCGTTGTCGTTGGGCGACAGGGCGCGGGCCTCGACGTGCTTCTCGTACCACGAACGATCCTCGGCACGGCCGAGCACGTAACCGCGAATCCACCGGCCGCACGCCTCCGCGTCGCTGGACGAGCGGAAGTGCCGGCCCTTGCCGCTGGCCGCACGCTCGGCAACAGGAGCAGTCGCGGGAGCGGCGGCCACATCGACCGGCTTGGCAGTCGCGGCAACCTTGCCACGCAGGGCGGTGATCCGCTCGGCGATGGCGTGCTCGCGAGCCAGTTCCTTTTCCAGCTGCTCGGCCTCGCCGGCCAGCTTGTCCATCTCGGCGACCTGCTCGGCAGAGCGGTCTTCGACCCTCGACAGGTCATCGAGCATGGCAGCCACAGCGGCGGCCCGGTCCTGAAGCTTCGTGAGTGCGGTGGCCATCCTTGGCGCTCCGTGGTGTGAACGGTGACTTTCCGTGTCTTTGTTCACACTACGGGACGAATGGCACTCAACCTCGCCGAGAGTTTGTATCTACAAAAGCACGACGGCAGACGTACTCCGCTGGCACGACTTGCTTTGACCGAAACGTGCAGCACTGGCACTCGATGTACCGCACCTGCGAGTGCTCGCCGGCCTGCACGCTAGAGCGAGTGCGGATGCGACCCTTGCCGCACTGTGGGCAGATGTCACCCGGTTTGGCCACGCAGGAAACTCCTGAGACGTGCGGCGCGAAGCCGCAGACCAGCAGCCGCTGCCGGCCGCATATCTGGCTTAGCCACGGAAGCCGGCTCGCCGCCAGACTCCTGAGATGCTAGCCACGCCTCCAAGCTTCGACGGGCAACGCTCGTGGTCGAACTCGGGTATGCAGGGTGCGTCACAACCGAAACGTCATACAGGCCAGATACCTCGCGGATGCTACGCCGCGGCTTGCCGTCTTCGCCTGGCGTCCACTGCTCGCCCTTGGCGTCCACGGTGAACGCGAACGACGATCCACGCAGATCACCGCGGGCAGTCAGTTCCGCGATCGTGCGGCCCAGTTCCGTATTGGGCAGAACAACCGAGTATCGCAGCCCCTTGTCATCGCTGGACAGCTCAAGCGTCCCGCTGGACGTGCGGCCGAGCAGCTGGTTGGCATCGTGGTTGAACAGTGCCACCACGTCCTGCTTGCCACGCTGACGGCTCAACACCTTGTCGAAAGCCCCTGGCAGGATCGTCTCCCGAAAGCCCCCCAGATCGACGCTGAGCGTGTTGTATCGCACCGCGTAGCCGGTGAGCATCAGCCGGCCGTCGGCCCGCGTCTCCACGGCTACGCCGGCGTCCTCGGCAAACTCCCAGTCGCGACGCTCAATCTGCTCGGGCGTCATCACGTCGTCACTCATTGACAGCCTCCATGCTCGCGATTGGCCACTCACGTGGCGTTCGCCTTTTCCTTTTCACGAATGATGCCGTCTCCGTCACCGTCGCGAGGCGTTCCGCTCAAGTCGGTCCTAGGTTCTCCTTCATCCGCACTTCTTCCGGCGTCAACCACCCATTTCGGATGGCCACCTCATACGCCTGGTAGCGGCTCGTGATGTCGCCACGAAGCAGCCCTTCCACAAGGAACTCGGCGTACAAGTCGCCGTCTTCTGGCAGCACGTCACGCTCAATGGCGCCCTCGATGCGACGCAGCCACGGGGCAATGGTGAACTTCTCGAACGACACCATCTCGCTCTGCAGGTTGCCCCACGTCGCGCGGCCCAGCTCTTGGATCATGTGCGGCGGCATGCGCCAGACACGGCATATCGCAAGCAGCGATTGCATCCACAGTTCCGCCAGCTGGCTCTCTTGGTTCGTCGCCGAGACGGTGTCAGCCTTCAGCCCGTTGGACAGGATCGCCGTACGGCCAGCCTTTGCAGGGCCGCGGTGGGCACTCTCCCACTGGTCACGCAGCTGCTCGCGAACTTCACGCGGCAACGCCTGATCTGTGTGCAGCACGATGCCGGGTTGGGCATTGTTCCGATAGAACGTCGCCGCATACTGCTCAAGAGCCCGAGCCAGGCCGATGGCGTCCTTGCCAAGCTCTACCGGCACCTCTCCGTGCACGCCGTCAAACGACAGCCACCGCACGTGCATGATCTGATCGTCGCGGTACGCCTGCTGCCGGCCCGTGCTCGGGTCGGTGTAGACGTAGGACAGTGACTTGTCGCTCTCCTGCACTACCTTCATGCCGGCCGGGTTGAGCGGATGCAGTTCGCTGACGCTTCCGCGGTCGCCGGCCACCTTGAACTGGTACGAATTGCCGTAGAAGCCCAGGTGCAGGCACATCTGCTCTACCCACTCATAACGTGTCTGCCATGAGTTGGGTCGGCGGGCCAGCACGTTATAGAGCGGCAGATCCTTGGCACGCTCGCTGTTGTGGTCATCCAGCCTGCGGTAGAGATGAAGCGGAAGGCTCGCTACAGTCTCGGCCACCACGCGGGCGCACGCGAAGTACGCCGCCGTCTTTATCGCTGTTTCGGGCGTGATCCTCACGCCGCTCTCGCCAGCCATGGCGACGAGGTCATCCCAGCGGGACATGCGGGTATCAAGGAACTTGATCTCGGGCAGTGCTGCCGTCGCTTCCATGCGTCACCAAAAAGAGATTTCGGGCAGATCGGCCGGCTTCATGCTCTCGCCCATGTGCACTCCGCACGCCATCACCAGACTGACTACGCCGTCAACTCGCTCGGTGCTCTTGCTCTTCGACACCTTCACGTTGCCGGCGGGATCGCTCTGCACCGCAGCGTTGCCTAATTGCCAGTTTAGGGGCTTATTGCCAGCCAGCCGCAGTTTGCCATCGACAAACATGCCTTCAATCTTCTTGGTCGGAGCACTCATTGACGCGAAGCCCTGACCGAAAAGCGTCACCGGCAAACCATCGTCTGCCAACTCGGTCGCGAGCTGCGTCGCGTTCCATCTATCCACTGCTAGCCGACGCACGCGGTGCTTGCTAGCAAACTCAAGGATGTCGGCCCGCACTCGCTTGTAGTCCGTGCTCTTGCCCTCGGTGAGCGTCAGTTGCCCGTCAGCAGCCCACCGCATGTAGTCCACGCGGTCGTTACGCGCCCGCTCTTCTGCGTTGTGCTCGGGAATCCAGAACTTCGCCACAACGTCATAGTGCCCGTCGGAGTCTGGAAACACTGCGACGAACGCGGTGGTGTCAAAGTTGCTTGCCAGGTCTAGCCCGCACCAGCAGTCGCGGCCCTCAAGCGGGTCGTGCGGCCCGCCGTTGCACGCGGCAATCTGATCGGGCCGCAGCCACCGAACGTCGCTGGTGGTGGGGATATTGAGCCGATAACGCAGGAACGCATTGAGTTGCGTAGCAGAGTTCTCTGCCGCCTTGCAATCGGCACGGAACGATTCCTCGCTGATCGTCTCGCCCAGAGACGGATTCGCCTTGGCCCACACCGCCGGGTCTTTCCAGTCATCTTCGCGATCAGCCGCAAAGATTGCCCCAAAGAACGTCGGGTCAAACTTTGGGTCGGCCGTGCATTTCTCTGCGTAGGTGTGCAGATCCCACCACAGGTGAGACGTGTTCATCTCGCCGGCAGTCGTGATGCCGATAGGGCACAGCGGCTGCCGCCGGGCTGCTCCACCGTATCGCAATGCGTCCCATAACGCCCGATTGCCACGCTGCGCATGGACCTCATCGAACGCGCAAGCGTGGATATTCAGTCCCTCCTGCCGAAACGAGTCGGCAGAAAGCACCCGGTAGAACGAGTTGCTGCCGCGATGAATGATGGTCTTTCGGCTGTCCACCACCTCGAGCACGCGAGACAGGGCAGGGGACGCACGCACCATCGACGCCGCCTCGCGGTAGATGATGCCAGCCTGCTCACGGTCGCACGCCGCACCATAGACTTCCGCCCCCGGTTCAGAATCGGCAACCAGTGCGTACAGACAGATGCCCGCAAGCAGCGTTGATTTCCCGTTCTTCTTCGGGATCTCAATGTACGCCTGGCGATACTGCCGCGTGCCGTCCGGTCTGCATCGCCCAAAGATTTCGCCTAGCACGTAACGCTGCCATGGCAACAGCAGAAACGGCTGCCCGGCAGTCTGCCCCTTGGAATGCTTAAGCACAGTCTCGAAGAATGCGTAAACGCGGTCAGCCTTGGCCTGGTCGATGCCAGGACGGCTAGCCATGCTTGGCAAAGAAGTCTTCGAGGTCGTCTTTCGGCTTTTCGATTTGCGTGGCAAGCTTCGTCCTTGAAGACGGCGTCAACCCAAACTCGCTCAATAACGAAGCCTTCATCGCCACTAGCGAGCGATATAGCGGGCCAGCAGGATTGGGTTTCACGCCGCCTAAGTCTGTGTGCATAACTGCACCGCCAGCCCGCAGCTGCAGCAAGCACGACTGCTCCGCTGAATGCACCTCACACAGCGTGGCTAAAGCCTCGCCGTCGCCGGTAGTCAACACTCCCATACCAGTCAAGATGCCGGCCAGTTCGTGCCACTTGGCCGTGGCAATCTCGTCCACCTTGAGCCGCTCTGGCATCGGCGGCACGCCGACCGGCGCCGACGGCTCCCGCTTCGGTGGACCCTTTGCGGTGCCTTCAAGAATCCGAAGTGCGGTCGGTTTCGGGCGTCGGCCAGCCTTTGCCATTGTTAGAACCTCACGCTAGCAGCACTTCGCATACCGTTTTTGGGCCATGCCAAACTGGCAGCAAATGTGCAAAAACCCCGGTGATTTCGATGCCGCGCACGCTCGCT